CTCGGAACGGTCCGGGGAAGAGGCTGCATTCACGTTGATGCAAAGCCTGGCGAAGCCAATGGAAGACGCCGTCCGCGCTCAGGGCGGCGCCGTGCAGGCCTGAACCTGTTCCCGCCGCCCGAGCCGCTGGGAAAGCGTTTGCAGCAGTTCGCGTGTGCGCAAGCGTTCTCCGAGTGGTCGTCGTGATCATCGCAGTGCTGGTCGTGATCGGGATCCTGCTCGACATCGCGGGCATGCCGATCGGCGGCTGGCACCTGTCCGCCATGGGAGGAGCCGTCGCATGAGTTGGAGCAACCCGCAGGTCGTCGGAAAGGTCGCCGGCGAGGAGATCGTCGCCGAACTTGGCGACGGCCTCGGCCACGACATGCTCGTCACCGTCTTGCTGACCCAAGACTACGAACCGCACCACCCGCCCGGCTATCCGTTCCGCATCGCGCATGGGGTGCCGCTTGTTCCCGCAGGCGTCGTGCTGGAGCTCGTCAAGCCAGAAGCGGCTGCGCTGGTCGCAGCCGGCGCGGCGACCTATGGCGGACAGCCGCCGCAGCCGACGGAGCCGCCGGCGAACGTCACCGCGCCTTATTGCGGCGGGCCGTCGGGCGGCGACACGGAGCCGGTCGGGACGACGCTCAGTTGCACCAAGGGGACGTGGAGCAACGCTGACGACGTCCAGACCGCCTATCAGTGGGAACGTGACGAGGAAGCTATCGAGAGCGCGACCGGCGACGAATATACGACCGGCGACGATGACGAGGACTGCGCGCTGCGGTGCTGGGTGCGGGTGAAGAACGCGGCCGGCGCGGCGAGAGCGGTCAGCAACGAGGTGACGATCGTCGCGGCCGCGCTGCCCGAGCAACACGGCGCGCAAAAAAAGGGGCGCTCGAAAGCGCCCCCTTCGCATCATCGCCGGTGAGCGGCCTTAATAGTTCGGCAAAGAGCATGAGAATTATGGGCAAGCATCGGGAGCGGCCCCGCGCCCGCTACAAGCCAGGCTACGGCCGGCCGGACCGGCGGGGCGGGCGACGCGCCGGATCGGGGCGCAAGAAACTGTCCGAAGCCGAGAAGGCGGCGCGCGCCGCCGCCAGGAGAGCCAGAATGACCGACGACGATGTGACGCGCATCGCCAGCGCGGCGCCGACGGCGTTCGCCGCGGCCGACGCGTCGACCGAGGACGTAAACGAACTGGCGCGCAAGTTTTCGCCGAACGCGATGCGGGTCCTGGCGCTAGTCGCGGCGACCGGCAAGAGCGAGACCGCGCGCGTCGCGGCGGCCGCCAAGATCATCGAGATTGATCGCGCGAATCGCAACACCGACGCGCCAGTCCCGGCGCCGCTCGGCAAAAAGGAGATGGCGCTCGAGGCGGCGCGCCTCGCGGCGCAGGCGGTTGACTGGGGCGAAGACCTGCAGCCGCCGGGGTACAAGAACTGATCACCGGCGGCTGGGACACAAGCTGTCCCGATTGGGAAAAGAGGCTGCTCGCTGGCGAGCCGCCGGTTCCCCCGCTGCCGCTCAACCGCGTTGAGGCCGACAAGGCCTTGCGCGTGTTCAAGCGGCTGCGCGTGCCGGACGTGGTCGGGATGCCGACGCTCGGCGAGGTCGGGGCCCCGTGGTTTTTCTCCGTCGTGGAGACGCTGTTCGGCGCCTACGACCCCGTGACGCATCGGCGGCACATCAACGAGGTTTTCATCCTCGTCCCGAAAAAGAACGGGAAGTCGTCCAATGCGGGCGCGCTCGCGATCACGACCCTGATAGTCAACCACCGCCCCGCCGCCGAGTTTCTGTTCGTCGCGCCGACGAAGCAAATCGCGGACATCGCCTTCCGGCAGGCGGCGCTGACCATCAAGGCGGCACCGCGCCTCGCCGCTATGTTTCACGTGCAATCGCACATTCGCAGGATCACGCATCGTCTGACCGAGGCGATCGCGCAGATCAAAGCGGCCGACACCGATGCGATCACCGGCGGCAAGAACACCTATGCGCTGATCGACGAGACGCACGAGTTCGCCAAGAAGCCGCGCTCGGCCGACGTGTTCATCGAGATCCGCGGCGCGCTCGCGGCCCGCCCCGACGGCTTCCTCGTCCAGTTGACGACGCAGAGTAAGGAGCCGCCGGTCGGCGTGTTCAAGGCGGAACTGGCGATCGCCCGCGCCGTCAGGGACGGAGAACTGCGGAGCCCGCTGCTGCCGGTCCTCTACGAACTGCCGCTGAACCGGACGCGCGACGGCGGCTGGAAGCAGCGGCGGTACTGGCCGGTCGTCAACCCTTCGCTCGGCCGCAGCGTGGATGCCGACTTCCTCGAACGCGAGCTCCAGAAGGCCGAGCGCACGGGCCAGGAACAATTGGCCCTGTTCGCCAGCCAGCACTTCAACGTCGAGATCGGCCTCGCCTTGCGAAGCGACCGCTGGTCGGGCGCTGATTACTGGCTCGCCGCGGCAGACCCGGCGCTGATGCTCACAAGCCTGCTGGAGCGATCCGACGCGGCGACCGTGGGAATAGACGGTGGCGGCAATGATGACCTGCTGGCGGTCGCCGTAGTCGGTCGAGAGCGGGACACGCGCCGGTGGCTCGTCTGGGCCCGGGCGTTCGCCAATATCAAAGCCCTTCGCCGCCGCCTGTCGGAGGCGACGGCGATGGTCGACTTCGCCCATGACGGCGACCTCGTGGTGGTCGACGCCTTCGGGCCGATCCCGCCCAACACCATCCTCAGTCGCTTGGCCGCGCCGGAAAGCGGCCTCGACGCGCTCGATCCCGAGGCGGGCATCCACATCCCGCCCGACATCGCGGGCGTGGTGGAGATCTGCGAGCAGGTCGAACTCTCGGGCAAGCTGGCGCAGGTCGGCGTCGATCCTGCCGGGATCGGCAGCATCATCGACGGCCTCGCCTCGATCGGCATTAGCGGGGAAGAGGAAGGCCCGTCGCGCGTCGTCGGCGTCAGCCAGGGCTACAAGCTGCAGGGCGCGATCAAGACCACCGAGCGCAAGCTCCTCGACGGCACGATGCGCCACGCCGGCCAGGCGCTCCTCGCGTGGGCGGTCGGCAACGCCAAGATCGAACTCAAGGGCAACGGGACGATGATCACCAAGCAACTCGCTGGGACCGGCAAGATCGACCCGCTGATGGCGGTGTTCGACGCGGTGGCGCTGATGTCGAACAACCCCGAGGCTCAAGGGCCCAGCGTCTACAATGACGCGGCCCTGCGCCCCGAAGGCTTTCTGGTGGTGTGATGGCGAAGACGACCGTCGAGTTCGACCAAGAAATTCTGCGGCAGCTACTGCTGCCCGGGGTCAACGTGCAGATCGTCGGTTGCACGTGGGCGTCTGATGCGATGCGCGACAGCCTCGTGCTCGAGTTGGACGGGCCCGACGCTCCCGAGTGCGAGAGGGCAAAGGTCCTCATGAGGCAAGCTCTAGGCCCGGGCCAAGCGGTGGTCCTGACTGCCACGCTCAAGCCGGTCGACTGACATGGGCCTCGTCTCGCGACTCCGCGCCGCCTTCGGGCGCGCTCCTGTCGAGAAGTCGCAAGGCTCGGCCGGCGTCCCATCGCAAGGGTTCCTGCCGACGCTCGGCGCGACCCCGAGCGCGACCAGCCTTCTGATCAGCCAAGGGACGGCGGTGACGGTCTCCGCCGTCTACGCCTGCGTCACCATCCGCTCACAGGACGTCGCGCGCTGCACGCCGCGCCTGTTCGAGAAGGCGAAGGAGGAAGGCCAGAAGCGCAAGCTCGTCACCAACCACCCGGTCGCCAAGCTGCTCCGCCAGCCGAACGAGCGGCAGAACTGGTTCGAGTTCGCCGAGCAGGTCAACGCCGCCTATCTCCTGCGCGGCAACGGCTACGCTGCGATCAAGCGCGACAGCCGCGGCCAGCCCACCGAATTGATCCCGATCAGTCCCGACGCGACGATGGTGCTGGAAGCCAGCGACGGCGAGATTTTCTACAACGTCTCGCGCATCGGCCTCTGGCAGATGGCGATGCTGAAAGAGTTTCCGGTCACGATCCCGGCCGAGGACATCTTCCACCTGCGCGGCCTGACCTTCAACGCGCTCGTCGCCGCCTCGACCATCGGGCTTGCCCGCGACTCGAT